AATTGTCTGTATAGGTTACAGACAACTCGGCACCGATGCGCGGATAGGGCTTGCCGTAGATTGACGTTGCGTTATCAAGTGCAATATCACATGACAAGACAAACTCATTAGGCAAATCGCCGCGAACTTGCAGCGTTTTGGTCTCGGTTCGATTCACGCCCGACACCTCTAGGACTGAGTTTGCGTCCTCTACCATGTTGCCGATAGATGACGCACCGACCCCAAAGAAAACGCGGTCTATCTTGACCCGCGCGCCGTCCAGTACGCCGCCCAAAGCAGCTTCCGCCCATTGCAAGCCCTCCAGCCTGTAATCAGGGTCGGAAGCGATTTGTAGCGTGTTGGAATCCACATCTAAGCCGACAGCGATACGGGTTGCCCCGCGCTTGATAATCAGCTTATGCGCTTCGTAGGTCTGCCCATCCCAAACGACGGGCATATCCGCGCTGGTATGGCGCAGCACCTGCCCACCTGAAAGCGTGATGGTGTATAAATCCGCCATCTGAAATTCATCGCTGCCGTGTAGCAAGTCAATCAGTTCTTTTGTCGCTGTCTTCATAACTTCACGCTCGTAAACTCAATCTTTTTGGCCGCCCATAGGCTGCCCAAAACGTTTTCAAAATCCGCCGTGTCAGACGTAAATCTCACGCGGAAATAAAAGCCGCCCGTCCATGTAATCGGACGCCCCGGCGTTTGCGGTGTATTGAAAACCAAAACGCCCTTGTCAGTAACGGTGTAATCGCGCCCATACGTCAAAGCCACGCCGCCCACTTTGACGGCGGGTCGTTCCTTGACCGCCAAGACAGGCTCGATGAAACCGCCCATCGAACGGACAAGCTGATAGCGCGTAACGCCCTGCACCGTGTTTCCGATAGGCTGGTCGGTTACAGCGTTGTCGGTCGGATCGTCGTAGAGGAAACTTTCGAAGCTGCCTTTACGGGCATTGAAGAATCCCGCCAGTTGCTCCAATTCGTTTACGGACGCTTTTGTCCGCAATACCTCAAACGACAGGGAGAACCGCCATTGCGGATAAGTGTAGTAGGCTGTTCGAAATTCACGCCCGCTTGCTGATTTCTGCGTCCCGGTACTCCATACCGCAGTTTTCTTTCGCCCCCACTTTAAGCCGGGAAACGTGGGGAAAATTGCATTGCCCATTTAGATGATTCCTTTCGCTTTCAGCAGAGCGTCAAATTCTTCTTTTGGCAGTTCGTTACCGCCAAGCATACCGATGGCTTCGGCTTCGTCCGCTTCGCTCTGTACGACGCTCGACGACGGCTTAATGCCCATGTACGACGCTACCAAGATATGCACGGGCGGGTGTTCGCGCCAATACTCGTTCAAATGCTGGATTCGCGGCAAATCCAAGTTGTCGGCGACGTAGTCCCACGTCCACCCCGTAGAGGCGCAGACGTGGGCAATCATCGCGCCAAAACTCAGTCCGCCGCCTGAACTTCCCCCGCTTGTGCGGCTTCCTGTTCTTTGCGTTTCAAGCCCGAAACGTCCATTACGGCGGCAAACACTTCATTCATGTTGCCGATGTCGATTAAGTCGGCGACTTCTTCGCGGGTCATATCGGGATAATTGCGTTTCATAGCGGCATGGGCGCAATCAATAACGGTAGAGATTTGCTTTGTATATGCGCCGATGCGCTCTTGCAACTGTTCCAGCGCGCCAAGTGCGATAGGTGGGATAACGTAATTTGTGCCGTTCAATTCAACGGTTACGCCTTTAATTCGTACTGTCATTTTTGTTTCCTTGATTCAGGTTAAATAAAAGACCGCCCTTTCGGACGGTCTGCGCGGATTACTCTTGAATCCACAACGTACCGACTTTAAAGCCCGCTTCATCGGTTTGCGCCGTGAAGTCGATTTCAGGGACGGAAAAGTCATCGTTTTTGGTCGAGAACAAGCCCAGCTTGCCGCTGGTTACGCTTTCCAGTTCCAACAGGGCTTTTTTGCCCTTGAACTGCGTCAGGTATTTAAGCTTAAAGGTCGGCGTATTACCCATCGCCAAATTTGTCAGTTCAAGTTTCTTGGCTGACGGCATGGTTTGGGTATAGGTAAAGCTTGGGTAAACGGTCTTACCCTTATCCGCTTCAGCAAAGGTGTACAAGCCTGTTGCGGACACCATGTATTGCCCCGCCGTCGGATTGCTGGCGACCTTGATGTAAG